CGGATTGCATTACCATTACCCACAAAAGCCTGTTCTGTGTAACGGGAAAGACCCATCAACGTATTGCGGCTTGAAGGAGGAATGATAAAGAAACGACCATCCATAGGAGTGTCATTGTCATCCAAACGCTGAATGGTTCTGCGAATAGCGGCATCAGTCAAAGCGGAAGCATTGGAAGATGTGCTGTTGTAAGCAGTAGTACCATCACCGCCAATGAAGGCTTTGGTGGATGTATTGCTTGTTGCGTAGTCGTTAGTACCGACAGTAGCACCATTGAATGCACGACCCAATTGGATCAAGCTAGTGTCTACTTGCTTGGCAAGCGCATAGCCCGCATCAGCAGTGTAGAACTGGCGCAAGCTGTTCAAGGCTTGTGCTTCAACGATGTCCTCAATGAAACGTGAATATTCAAAGTGTTGGTTAATAGACACTTGAATCTCTGTCTCAGTATCGGCAATCAGAGTAACGGCAGTAGATGCCGCTTTTGCTGAAGCTGAACCACGGGTAGGTGCGGGAATGTGAACTACATCGCCCTTCTTACCTTTGAAGTTCATCTTCATTACGATGTTAGCCAAAACAAGATTCTTCTTGTAAGCGGCTATGATTTCATCAGACCAGATTTCTGGGATGAAGGTTGCTGCGGTGGTTACTGTTACCGCTGGTGTTGGATATGCCATGATTAAATCTCCTAAAGTTTAACGAACCCGACCCTCTTGGTATGCCGCCATGATCTCGTCACTTAGTGCGTCATACCGATTTGGGTCTTGCATTTTGAGCCGAATAAGGTCAGCCCTTCTGTATACTTTCTTTGATGATTCACCAGAACCACCTACATCAACACCTACTGCCTTTAAGTTCTGCTTGCGAGTTACCTCGCCATCATCACTCGTTTGCTTCTGTTTAACAGAACGTAGCTGTTTATAGGTAGATAGCAATTCATTGGCTGAGTCAAAATCATATCCAGAATCGGCTTGCTCAAAAATCTTAATGCGAATAGGGCTAGATTTAACCCAATTTGCAAAGTCCTGATCTTTGGCGATGTCTCCAAAGTCGGGATGTTCTTGCGCTAACCTTTGCTGAATTTGCGCCCTTCTCATCTCTTGCGTTACTTGTCGTGCCGCTAGGATGTCAGGGTGATTATCAACAGTCCTTTGAACTGCCTTCTGTGGATTCTCAAAGAAATCTACTTCAGGCTCTTCCTGTCTAGTCTGTTGTCGTGAACCAAGGTTCTGTTTGATAAGTTCATCGGCTAACTTTCTGACCTCGCCTACTTCCTGTGCTTGCTTTCCAATTAGCTTTTCAGCCTCTTGGTGCATCCTCACAATCTCGTCTAAACTTTTTTCCCTGTATTTCTCAGGAAGTTCAGCCTTTTGCTCGATCTTCTGTTGCTCAATCTCTAACTCACCCAACTCTTCTTTGTCATCATCAATCAACATACTTTTTCCTTTTCCTGCCGTCAATCGGTTGTAGGAGATTCAACTCGGCATAATTGCTTATGAGTTGAGTTTCTGCTCGGCCTTTAATCTATCTAAGTGACTTTTCTCGAACCTTCCATGCGCTGATGGAAACGTCCCAGACCACCCTTCTAGCTTAAAAGCTGGTGCAGATAAAATGCGATGAGTCTCCTCACCACAATCACACACAAGACTTGTTAACTCATAATCAACAAATCTCTCTGTCTTATGCCCGTTTATACAGGCAAATTCATACATTCTTCTCATTTAAGTCCTCAAATGCTCTTTCGCTGACTTGTTTCAAGTTTTTCAGCCAAATAAGTATAGATAACTCGCCTTTTCTGAATTGTAGACTTTTTTCGTCTGCAATTGTTGAGATATTATTTAAAGGTTCTATCATTTTGTCAACATCTTCCATTAAATCTACCCACCCTTGAGTGGACATCATGGAAAATCTTTCTTCGTAGTACTTTTGAAGCTCTGGATTCATTGTCTAGTCATCTGTTTTTCAACAATCTTAGCCTTGTTCTGAATATCTGCTTCTTTAAGCATCAATTCAGCAACTTTGACACGCTTATCAAACTCCCTAGAAGCCAAAGCATCGTCAGTTGGGAGGTTCTTGGTGTTAGCCGCCATACTCTTTGCTTGCAACTCAATAGGCATCAATTGCGCTTCAGTCAATAACTTTTGCGCTTCAGCCTTGTTCTGCTCTGCCTGTGTAGTTTGGACAGCAATCTGTGCTTGAGCCAGTTGCATAGCCATTTGTTGTTGCATCTGAGCCGCTTGTTGAGCCTGTGGGTCAACTTGAGACATCTTGTCTAGCATCTCAATCAACTCAAATCTGTTTGACAGAGAAGAATTAGCCATGATGCCCTTCAAAATGATAGGCAAAACAGGTGTATTAGGGCCAAGAGTCTGGAGTAGCGCAATAAACTGTTGTTGCTCATGCTCTCTAGCAATAATACCAAGTGCTGCCGTAGGAATGAACTTCATGTCCACAGTAGGGTAACGCTCTGGATCGAACTGCATATAGCGGTAGGCGGCTTTGGTGATGAAGGGGATCATAAAATCCTCTTGGAAGTTCACCAAGGTACGCTTGTATTTCTTGATAATCGAGGCAGTAGCCATCGAAATACCGCCCTGACCCGCATCTCTGGAGACAGCAGTAACCATTCCCTGAGAGTCAAGAGTGCCTGTTGCCATCAAAAGCATACGTTCAAACTCTTTGGCAGTTGTCAGGTTAGAACCATCGGTATTGCCGAACTTGAACGGGAACAGAATCTCATTGGGATTGCCGTTTGTCAGGATTGCCTTGCCTGGCTTTACTTCAAACTTAGCACCCCTTGGTAAACGGGTAGCATCCATAGCCATCATTGGGCTAGTTGTGAGAGCTAGTGAATCTAAGTGTGAACGAACTTGGGCATCTATGGCTTTTTGTGAGTTGTAAGCCTTCTCAACAGTACCACGACCCAACAAGCGATTAGGAACTGTATCGTCCTGATAAGCAAGGATAGGTCTATCCTTCATCATGTATGGGTTCTTTTCAGCTTTGAGAAGAACACCATCATTGGCGATCACTACAATAGCCTCAACCAGATCGGAATACTCATCCTGAATACTGTCTTCAGGGAATAAGTCTTCTACTTCGCCATCTTCTTCGTTTTCTAGTTGCTCAAGATACTCTCTAGGAACTAAACCATAGTAGGTCAAAAGTTTAACTTTATCGTCTTCGTACTGGGAGACTTCTTGTGTAGGCTCTAAGTCTGTGTCCATCGAGTCAGTGCCGACCTTTACCTTGCGGTAGATGCCTTCTTCTTGACCTTTAACGATCTTGTGGATAGAGACATACTTCTCGATAGCAACACCCATACAGTCATCAATAGATGTTCCATTGGGGTCAAACAAGAAGTTACGGGGGTTAACAGGAACAATCTTGACTGCAATGCGGTCTTGTTCTACCACTCCGATAGCGGCTTGTCCCATTTGACCAGGTATTGCCTGAGTAGCGGGAACAAAGACTTTCTCTGTTTTGACAACAATCTCACCAATGCCCGTACCATAGATTTCAGCTAACAGTTCAATCTGGTCAATAGACTTGCGAATCTTGTCTACTTTGAAGTCTTCCATCAGTTGTGCTTTGATGGCAGCAACATCTAGGGGGCTACCATTGACATCACGAATATCGTCTTGAATGTCAAAGAACTCACCCTGACCAAAGATGGCTTCCATGATCTCGGCATGGCGTGTCTCTACGGCTTGTTGGGTAGCGGGGGTAACGATACGGCTACGCTCGGACTCACGGGTTTTGTCTTGGGCATCCCACTCACCATTGAAGATGCGCTCATACTCTAGCCAATCATCAAGGCAATTGACATCTCTCCAATCCCTCCATCTATCACAATGGTTGACAACAAAGTTAACTATCTCTTTGTCTGAGTCGCTAGGTTCTTGGAATTCCATTCTTATACCCCACTAATAATATCTACAGGTTGCCAATCCTCGCTATCATCTTCTTCCATGTAAGATGTAACAGCCAGTTGGTCAATGTAACTGAGGGAGTCAGGCAAGTCATCATGGACTCCTTGAGCAGGGAACAGGATTAACTGGTCTACAAACTCATCCCAATCTTCTTCCGAATTTAACACAATTCTGCCATGCTCGAACCTACCTTGTAAAGCCCAGATGATTCTGTCTGCTTTTTTTCTATTCCCGTGGGTCAAATCTATGATGTGAGCATAGGTGTTGTTCTTTCGCATCAAGTCTGACAAGTAGGGCAAAACAGCGTTCTTTAACGCCCCCCTCTCTATCCCCACACTAAGGGGTCGGTAGTCTCGAATGGCAATCAGTATCTTGGAGGCGGTTTCTCGGATGTCCCATCTCCCGTGTTCAATCTTTTCAACAAACCACTTTCCATCATCTGTAACCTTCACTATCGAGATAGCAGACTCGTCCAGACGCTTCTTAGAGTTGGCGGCTTGTTTGGCAACTTCCTCGAATCCCGCTAGGTCAACAGCGATGTAATAGCTTCCATGTTCAGGTTTAACCCCGTATTTGATCCACTCTTCCTTGAAGATGTCCGAACCCGCATTGGTGAAAGAAGCCATAAACTCTTGCTTAAAAGCGAAGGAACTCAGGGTCTTTTTAGCGGAATCTATCTCTGCTTGGTCAATTAGAGGGTTGTCAGCAGTGGTAAAGTGCCAACTCTTCCAATCAGGGTCATCTTCTGACTCACCTAGTTTGAAGGTGTCATAGAACCAGTTTCTGCCCTTTGGAGTTCCAATAAAAAGTGCTCTGCCCCGTTTATCAGACAAACTGGCTCGAATGACCTGTTCCCATGCTTCGGGTTTGATGTCGGCAACCTCATCGAGAACGGCATAGGTCAGAGAGACTCCACGAAGGGTATCAGGTCTATCCGCACCACGAACGTATATCCTAGCCCCGTTTATCAGGGTAATGTCTAGGTTGTTTACATGGGAAGACTGAATAACCTCTCTGCCAAGGTCTAGCAGTAAGTCCCAGATAATCTGTCTTGATTGTCCCATAGTGGGACTAACGTAAAGCACAGCAGAGCCTTGTGGACACTTGAGTCCTTCAATCAGTAGGGTAACTGCCGCCATCCGACTCTTACCGCATCTACGCCCAGCAGCCACAACCTTGAACCTCGTGGAATCCTTGAAAACT